GACCGCACCAAGCCACGCCTGCGTTGCCGTACCACGACAAACCGAGCCCCGCCCTGCCTAACCGAGCCTGCGTTGCCATACCTCACCCCACATTGCCGCACCCGGCCCCGTCATGCCTGCGTTGCCTTGCCACGCCAATACGCACCTTACCTCGACATAACCCGCCTCGTCTGGCCTGCGTTGTGTTGCCCAACCGGACCCCACCGGACCCCGCCCGACCGCACCTGCGTTGTGTTGCCAAACCCTACCTCGCCGGGCCATGCCTTGTCTTGCCTGCCTTGCCCAACGTCGCCCTACCTAACCTCACCCTACCTGCCTCACCACACCTAACCAAACCCAACCTTGCCTGCGTTGCCGTACCTCACCCAACCTTGCCCGGCCCGACCGCACCTGCGTTGCCTTACCGCGCCTGTACACACCGAACCGAACCGAGCCAGACCCAACCGGGCCATGCCTGCGTTGTCGTGCCTTACCCAACCTCAACTCTCCAAACCGCATCGAACCAGACCCAGCCGCACCGCACCCCGCCACGCCTGCGTTACCGTGCCTAACCAAGACCAGACGGACCCCACCAGACCGCGCCGTGCCGTTACTCCGCTGCTTGTTGGAAAACAGCAGGGGGAGAGTCCAAAATAGAGATGATTCGGTTTAACGGTAATGTGGTCAGCCCTACGGAGGACAAGGCAACCGAATACCTATCAATCCACGCTCTCAAATCAACGACGCCCTGATGGCGTAGTTCCTCAAGATGCTCCGGATCATCAGGATCAAACATATTGTACCCAGAGCCGTCCCGCCTCGTTGAAGTAGGCGACAAGAAAAGTGGGGCATCCCTTTCGACAATTTTGATTTTTCCCGTGGGTGTCTGGTACTCGACTTCAAAGACCAACTTGAGTCCTTGAACAAACATCCGCGCTTCCCAGGTCCGTTGCTTGCGGGCCGCTTCAGTATCGTCCCAAGTGAAGTGACGATAGGCGGGGTGGTCAGGCCCCATGGACCTGACCTCCTCGACAAAAGTGCCGGGGTTATATACCCCACTGTGACGGAGACAGAACTCTTTTACAATTTGCTCCCTCTCCTTACGCAACAGCCGAATGCTCATGCTGCTTCCCTCCGCAGGACTTCTTCCTCGAAGAAGTCCATCAGATCTTCGGTATCACTATCGGCATAGGCCGGGTTCTCCAGCGCTTTTTCCTGCGCCTCTCTGCCATGGCTCGTAACCAAGTCATCCCACTCATCATCCTGATCGTCAGCAGAAATAACCCGGAAGGAACCAAAGTTTCCCTTCCCTTTTTCCTGGCGATAATCTCCCAGCCCCACCAGTACCCCGGCATTGCAAAGAATGTTGAAAAGAGACGTGAGGTTTAGCTGCGGAGTAACATAGCGCATCTCCATCTCCACACCCCACTTGGGAAGAAACGGGCGCGTCCGGATATCCGGGGTCTTGCTCATCCCGGCTTGGCGAACAATATCCATTTTCAGGCTTGGCGTCCCGTACAACGGGGACATCTCACCCGGCATGAACAAGAGGCGCTGAATTTCGGTCTTGAAAACACCCCCCGTATCCAACGCGGCAGTCGCCATTGCCGCCTTCACGGCAATCACCTTCATGCCCAGTGCAGTGGGACCGCCCGAAATTATTTCAGCCGCATCCCGAAATTCCTGGATGGGGTTGTGCTTCAGGAAAGCTCTTTCCTGCTTGGACTTCCCCTTGCCACCGCCAACAAGAAACTCTTGTTTGGCTTTGGCGCTCATGCGGTTTTGATACAAGGGCGTTGTTCCAATCAGTCTCAGAACACAGACTTTTTGGACTAACTTGGTGACGTGGATCGTCACCGTGTCTTTTTTAGCAGTCGGCATATCAATCTCCTCAAGTCAACCATTCGCGGGTCTCTTCCCCCAGAATCTGATCAGCAATACTTATCTTGTCACGTAAAGCGCGAACGATTTTCTCATCTACGGTTGAGGGGGAAATTAAATCAATGTAAGTAACCTTGTTGGTTTGCCCGATGCGATGGGCGCGGTCCTCTGACTGCATACGCAATTCCAGGTCATACGAGTTGCTGTAGTAGATGACCGTCGTTGCCGCCGTCAGGGTCAAACCATAGCCGCCGGTTTTGGGGTGCCCCACGATGAAGCGCAAGTCGGATTGCCGATCCTGGAAAGTATCCACGATCTTCTGGCGCTCCGAATCAGGCGTCTCACCGTGGAGCGGTGCAACCGCCTGTACGCTAAAGCGGTCACGCAGGGCCTCGGCAATCGAGCGAATGTCCATGGTCCATGTCGCCCAGATGATTGCCTTACCCTGAACTTCGTCACATATCTCCAGGAGTGCGCCCAGCCTGTTGGAAGCAAGCTCGTGCACCTTACCGGAGTCATCAGTCAGATGACCAAGGCAAATCTGCTGAAGGCGCAGGATCTGCGTCAAAACATTCTTGGTAGTCGCCAACTCCCCACTGTCCAGACGTGCCAACGCCAGATGCTTCATCTGAGTGTAGGCGTCTGACTGCTCCCGAGTCAGTTCCACCTCACGCCTCATGTAAACTTTATCGGGAAGGTCCAGGCAGTCTTCCTTGCGGACGCGATAAGAATAATCCTTCAGCCGCTCCGTCAATTCATCCAGACGCCGGAAGCCCACGATATGATCGAAAGAGTGCGTACCCAGGGTACGGCGCTGCACAACCGCGTAGCGTCCTTGAAAAGCGTAGAAGCTTTTGAACCCCAGGATTCCGGCATCCAGGAAATCCATCTGGCTGTACAAATCCAGCGGGGATTTTGTAACCGGGGAACCCGTGAGAATCCTCCGGAACACCGCCCCGCCGCCCACGTCACAAATGGCTTTGGTGCGCTTGGCTTTCCGGTTCTTGATTGTCGTTGATTCATCAACCACCATGAAAACGTTGAACCGGTCAACAAACAACTCCGCAACCCGGACGCCCTTCTCGGTGGAGAAGGCCTCGACATTCATCAAGAGGAACTTTAGCCTCGGTGATTCGGTGTACAGGTCATTCAGTTCATCCCGCTTCGTTTTCGTCAGGCCGGGCTTCCAGAGAACGAGTTCCCTTTCGATCCGTTCCGGGAGGTGCGTTGCGATTTCTCCAAGCCAGTTTGCGACAACGCCCTTTGGCGCTACGATGAGGGCGAAGTTGATTTTGCCGCCCTCAAAGTTGTAAGCAATCGTGTCCAAGCATACTTTGGTCTTGCCCGTCCCCATGTCCAGAAACAGCGCGAAGCACTCGCGACTGACGCTCGTATTAAAAGCCTCGCGCTGGTGCGCGTAGGGCTTAGTAAAAAATTCGAAGTCCGACATAAGATTTCTCTTGCAAGTTCTCACAAATACCTATATAGATCTTTATGACGGTTCAGTCAACCATCGATTAACGAAAAAGGAGAAACGAAGCATGAGCGATCTCATTTCCCGTATGGCTTTCGATTCAGGAAGCACCTCCGACAACCTCGACAGACTGGATGACGGCCAACTCGACGGCATCTCCCGTCTGGCAAACGAAGCCGCCCGCCTTGAGCACCGGCTTGCTGAACAAGAGCAAGCCATGAAAGAGACAAAGGCCGCTCTCCACAGGATAACGGATGAGCGGTTGCCCGAAGCCCTGGAGGAGATGAACCTCCAGAAATTCACGCTCACCGATGGCAGTGAAATTTCGATCAAGCCGATTTATTCGGCATCCATTCCAAAGGACCGGCGCGACGAAGCCTATCAGTGGCTCCGCGACCACGAATTTGGTGACCTCGTAAAGAACAATGTCACGGTGACGTTTGGCCGGGGCGAGGACGCCGCTGCCAAAGCGTTCTTAGACCTTTGTGGCAACCAAGGATTCGCTCCCGACCAGATGGAAAAGGTTGAGCCCATGACATTGAAGGGTTGGCTGAAGGAGCGTGTAGAAGCGGGTGACGCCGTCCCGCTGGATTTATTCGGCGCATACATCTCTCAACGTGCAACGATCAAAAGGAGTAAATGATCATGGCTAAAGCAGTAGCGAAAAAGAACGGCAACGGTGGCGTTGCCAAAATGGACCCCAACCTCTTCGCGGAAGATGCAGGAGTTGGGGTAGACGATCTTAACTCGGAAGACCTCGCAATTCCTTTCCTCAAAATCTTGCAAAAGATGTCCGATGAGATTGATGACCTGGACGATGCCAAGGCTGGTGACATCTATAATACCGTCACCAAGACGGTGTCGAAGGGCAAAAAGGGAATCCGCGTGGTCAACTGCGCGTACTCCCTTCAATACATCGAATGGGAGCCGCGTGGCTCCGGTGCCGGAGCCCCCGCCGCCATCTACAGTGCTGGCGAGGCCGTCCCCGCAACGGAACGCGGAGACGACAACAAAGACTACCTCGCCGACGGCTCCGGGCGGTATCTTGAGCGCACCGCCCAGCACTATGTCCTCGTCATCGATGAGGACGGGGTGATCCAACAGGCTCTGTTACCCATGAAATCGACTCAGTTCAAGAAGTCGAAGCAGTGGAACAGCGCCATGCGGTCTCTCAAGATGAAGGACGCCAAAGGTACGTTGTTCACGCCCCCGCGTTTCAGCCACGTCTGGAAACTGGAAACCGTGCCAGAGGAGAACAAGAACGGTTCCTGGCACGGCTGGCAGATATCCAAAGACTCCGTCGTGGATGACGCCAACCTGTACTCCGAGGCAAAGCTATTTGCCGAAAGCATCCAGGCTGGTAAAGTCAACGTGCGACATCAGCGCGAGGACGAATCAACTTCCGACGACGTTCCCTTCTAAAGGGGGGGAAGGAGGGGGGGTTCCGGCCCCCCCTCTATCTTTTATGGACCGCGACCTCATACAACGCTTTGCGCGTATCTTTCGTGGCCTGGACCGCGCTTACGGTGCCGTCAATGTCAGCGGGAAATCTGAATCCAGCGGCAAGAAGAAGGCAACCTACACCATCGTCCGCGAACCACGGACCATGGCGACCTTCGAGGCGCACCTGACCGGCGAGCGCGGCATAGGCGTCGTCCCAATCAATGAAGAAAATGAATGCCGCTGGGGGGCCATCGACATCGACACTTACCCGCTGGACCACGCGGAAGTCATCAAACAAATCAAGACGCAAGAACTCCCACTGGTGACTTGCCGCAGCAAATCCGGCGGGGCTCATCTTTATCTGTTTCTCTCGGAGCCCTTGGACGCGGAGAAGCTGCAAACAAAATTGAAGGAGATCACAGCGGAGCTTGGCTACGCCTCCAACACAGAAATCTTTCCAAAACAGGTCAAGCTGGTTCTGGAGCGCGGCGATACCGGAAATTTTCTCAACCTCCCCTATTTCAACGCGGAAACCGGCCTCCGATATGCCTTCAACGCGGACGGCAGCGCAGCCACCCTTGAAGAGTTCCTCGCCATGGCAGAAGCAGCCATGGTTACGGAAGCGCAGCTAGATGAGCTTCTGACAGTTGAGGCAAGCACCGTGGACCAGCGCCTGAAGAACGGCCCACCATGCTTGCAGGCACTCCTGCGACAGGGGTTTCCGCAGGGCACGCGCAACAACGGCCTCTTCAATATCGGTGTCTATCTCCGCAAAGCCTTCCCAGATGAGTGGGAAACGAAAATACTCGAATACAATCAGAGCATCATGTTGCCGCCGCTCGATCTCCAGGAAATGAACGCCGTTGCCGCCCAGATAAAAAAGAAGGACTACCAATACAAATGTGCGGACCAGCCCATTCGAGGCTTCTGCAACAAAGACCTCTGCCGCAGCCGCAAATATGGCGTTGGCGGCGGTGCCAATACGCCCACCGTCGCCAACCTCCGGAAATATGATTCGGAGCCCCCGCTCTGGTTTTTGGATGTAAACGGCAACCCCGTTGAACTGGACACAGAGGCGCTCCAGGCACAGAGCCGGTTCCAACTTCTATGCATGGAACAGATAAATTTCATGCCCCGAACGGTTCCGCGTCCTGCCTGGGAAGCCCAGATGCATCAACTTCTCTCCAGCATGGTGCAAACGGAAGGTGCGATTATAAACACTTCAGACGATACCAGCATCCGGGGGCAGTTCTACGACCTACTGGAAGAGTTTACGACGCACATGCAGGCCGCGCTCGACAAGGAAGAGATCCTGCTGCGCCGCCCATGGACCGACGAGGAAACGAACCGAACCTATTTCCGGCTCAAAGACCTGGAAGCCTTTTTGAAGCGCAACAAATTCTTCGAATACAAATCAAACAAAATCGCCCAGCGGCTCCGAGATATGGAGGGCAACGCCGAGCAATTCAGAATCAAGGGCCGCACCGTCCGTTGCTGGTCAATACCGTCCTTTGCAAAAGTGGAGGGCGAATTCGCCTCCCGGTTTGACGAAGAGGATGTTCCGTTTTGACAAGCCTCGATTGGCCCAAGCTCCTGAAAGATCTCCGGAAGGAAGCTGGACTCAGCCAGCGCGAACTGGCCGACATGACGGGCCTGCCGCAGCGGACCCTCGCTGAATATGAAAGCATGATCACCAACCGCCATCTATCCATTTACCGCGTGGAGAAGATCCTAAACTCCCTGGGGTACGAACTCGACACCTTCTTGAAGGATAAATAATGTTTCGATATTTTGGTCCCCCCGGCACCGGGAAAACCACAACACTCCTCAACCAAGTGGACACGCTGCTTGCGGAAGGCACTAACCCGAACGACATC